TTAAAGCAATCGCTGACGCGGGCTATACTGACAGTGGCGCGATTAACCCCGTGCGTAATTTTCGCCTTCCTGCGTCAGTGAATTTGAAGCCTGACCGTGCGTCGTTCAAATCTATTCTCGTGGAGTTCCATCCTGAGCGTGAGTTTACGCTCGACCAAATCTGCTCGGCGCTTAACGTTCACCCGTCTGCGGCTGACACGGCAACAGTGCGTCCGATTGCTATTATCGACACAGGTAATGATGACGTGCTGGAGTGGTTGTCTTCTCGTGGCGATATTTTAGAGTCTGCTAACGCTGAAGGGTGGGTTGGCGTTGTTTGCCCTAACCACGCTGAGCATACTGATGGTCAGTTGATGGGCAGATACCACCCACTTAACCGCGCTTACTGTTGCTTTCATGGGCATTGCTCGTTGTGGGACAGCCGTGCTTACCTCGCATGGGTAGCTGAGATGGGCGGCCCTAAGCACTCACACGGGCTTCGTGAAGAAATACTCGCGGAGGTCATGCACACAGCGATTGGCAAACTTGAACCCACTGATATGTTCAGCACTGACGCGGCGGCTATCATTGCAGAAGTCGAACAGAAGGAAATCGCGCGGCTTGAAAAGGCGGAGTGGTATCAACGCTTTGCTTACGTCATGTCAGACGATTCCTACTTTGATTTGCAAAACCGCCGTGAATTCTCACGTCAGACGTTCAACGCCGTGTTTCGACATGTGTCGTGCAAAAGTATTCACTCTGACCGAAAGATAGAAGCCGCCATGAGCTTTGACGAGAATCGTCAGGTGATGGGCGCTAGAGTGCTGGCAGGTATCACCTTTGCCGCTGGTGACTCGGTAATTGCTATGCGTGACGGTGAATTGTATGGTAACCGCTGGCGTGACGCTCGTCCAGATTCATCTCGTGGCGGAAATTTGAACGGCAATATATCCCTATGGCTTGACCACTGTAAATCGCTTGTTCCAGACGAGCGTGAGCTGGAACACATTTGGAATTACATGGCGTTTAAGGTGCAGAATCCACGCGTTAAGATTAACCACGCTATTCTTCACGCAGGTGGTCAAGGTATCGGTAAAGATACGATGTATGCGCCGTTTATTTACGCCGTGTGTGGCCCTCATTTGCGCAATTATTCGCTTATGTCTACTGACACCATTCAGTCCGCGTGGGGCTATCATTTAGAAGCAGAGGTTATTGTCATTAATGAGCTTAAAGAAGCCGACAGCGCCGCGCGTCGGATGCTTGCCAACAAACTCAAGCCCGTTATCGCCGCGCCACCTGAGATGCTATCCGTTAACCGTAAAGGCCTTGCCCCGTATAACCTTGTAAACCGTCTTGCCGTGCTTGCGTTCTCTAATGACCGTGTACCGTTGTCGCTTGAATCGGGTGACCGTCGTTGGTTTGCTACTTGGAGTACGGCGGAGCGTCTTGCGCCGCAATCAGCTACCGCTATATGGAAATGGTTTAATGACGGCGGAGGGTATGACCTTATTGCCAACTGGTTGTTCTTGCGTGATGTGTCTGCGTTCAACCCTGCTGCGCCTGCGCCTATGACAGACTTTAAAATGTCACTTGTGCAGAATAGTCTGTCTGCGGTTGAGTCGTCGCTTCTTGACATGATTACGCTGCGTATGGGTGAGTTTGCATCCGGTGTGATTGCCTCTCCTTTCCAAGCCATTTGTGAACGCGCCGCTATGTCGTTTGGCAGTAAACAATTTCCACCTGCTGCTTTGTTTCATGCACTTGAAGAAGCCGGTTGGGCGGATAAGGGAATGTGCAATTCGCGTTCGTCTAAGACTAAGAAACACATTTTCTGCGCGCCTGAGTTTGCGCACATGAGCAAGTCTGCGCTGCGTGATGTGGCAGAGCAAAAACCTGTTGCAAAAGTTGTAGCGATTAAGTAGACTAGTTGCAACAATTCTCTCTAATTGTTAGTTCATGTGTTCCTCAATTATCGGCTCGGATGATTGGGGAATTTTTTTATTGATAGTACGCGCATAACAGCGCACCTGTAATGGCCAGACGCTCAGAAATAGGAGACTTGGGATTGGCTGAAAGTACGCCAACGAATACTGAGATTACTATCATTTAGAAAAAATTTTGGCATTTGGTTTCGTGGCAAAATTTTGCAAATCGTTTCGTGGCAAAAATTGAGCGTTCATTAGATTTGAAATCCTGTACATCTCCAGATTCGAAATTCCGACCTTATCAAATAACCATCAAATAAGATTTTACGCGTGATTTTGCGCGCGCGCCTGGCATTGTATAAGGTGTTTATATAGCCTTTATCGGCTTGCTATTCAATGATTGAATGTTAGGCAATGCTAGGATATTGCTTTAAATTGTTTTGCACTATAGCTGCCATTGTAGGCCGTTAAACGGTAGGCAATAAAAAAGGCCCGTTAAGGCCTTGCAATTGTTTCAGGCAATAAAAAAGCGGACTTTCGTCCGCCTTCTATGTTTAGCTTTCCAGTAGAATTGCCAATATAGCGAATTTTACCAGTATCAAAAATAGTATTATCATTATTGCATCTCACGAATTGAAAATTTATAGTTAGATTTATCAAGTTTATATTCTTTAACGCTTGCATATCGCGCCGTTAAACGTAAACGGCCTTGAACGCGATATAAATCTTTAAATAGTGCGACGGCTTGATTAAAATTATTAGATTCAATTCTATAATTGAACAATTCATCGTCATTTATTAGATAAGTTTTCATTTTATTAACGCCATTTATCGACGTAAATTTTTACGCCTTTAATGATGATATAGAGACACGCTACGTTAGAAAAACATGACGTATAAACGCGGTATTCTCTATTTCCAACTAATGCTTTTTTGCCGGTGTTTAGCTTTTTACCATAGCCGGTCGCAGTTTGCATTAGCCCGCGCGTGTGATACCACATAGGCGCGTCGATAAATTCTAGATATATAGTTGTCATTAGTTGTCTACCCCGTACTCAATCGCAAACAAGGGCCGGCGCGTTGAACGTTCTACAATAACAATATTGTACTGGTCATCATCAATTGCACATTTACCCGCGCTTTTTTCAGATAGAAAACCATTATCGCGAAAATATTTCAATAATTTACGCGCGCCCCAGTGAATTGAGTCGGCGTCGATATCGCCCGCGTCATACCACGCGTTCCACGTGTACCCGTCACATTCGCGCCACGCGTCAATTGATAAAATTCTATATGTTTTCATTGTTTAGCCTTTTATTTTTATTAGGTGCAAAATTACACCGCATAACGCGCGGGTTGGCCACGCGCTATACGCTGAAATCTTCTACCAGTTATTAGAAAAATAATGGCCGTTTGATTGGTCAAAATCATACATCAACGCTCTTGCAGCGACGTGCCAATCAATATGACAAAATGGCCAGATTTCGGTCATATTAGTTAAGTATCCACATTGGTCGGCCATATCATAGGCAAAATCAGCATCATTATTAAATTGACCCTGATACGCGGCCATGATTGAATCAAGTGGTATCTCGCAATCAAGCCCTGCATCAATAATATCTTTATTGCTATCATTGCAGGCGTTAACGTATTCATACACCGCGTTTAAATCGACACATTCGCTTTGATAGTTTTTGTGTATGTCATCAAAGTCTTGAAACATCAATTCAGGGTCTGATTCATCATTGTGCAAGTTATAACACGCCGCTAAAAAATCTTGCGCGTCGCTGTAATCCGTTAATGTTAGCCACGCGCCGGTTAAATTGCCGGCGTTATATTTTGCGTAAGTTGAAACGTAAATTTTCATATTATTTTCTCTCTCTATTGTTAGTTGGTAGCGCGGCCAGCTCGCGACCGCGCGTTAAAGTTAATATTATTGTTTAGTCCAGGCAGTCATCAAAATGGATGACTTGCAAAACATTATACAGCATTAAACAGTAATTGCAATAGTTTATTTTGCAAACTGTAAATTGTAGGTGGTGTGTAGGTGGTGTGTAGGCAGTTAAAGGATAAGTAGACTGCCTACGCGCGCGCCCGCGCCGTACTTGACTTGACGAAAGGTGTAGGCAGTGTAGGCAGTCTATTTACTATACAGAAAAAGTTATAATATATACCATAATAATAATAATAATAATAATAATATATATAAAAGACCGGCAGAAAAATGACTGCCTACACTGCCTACAATCACGCTAACCCGCGTCATCACTGGGCGCAGGCGTAGGCAGTCACACTGTTTTTAATTGCCTACATATGCTCACATGACTGCCTACACTATCAGGGCAGACAGCAGGGCAGACAGCAGGGCAGACAGCAGGGCAGACAGCAGGGCAGACAGCAGGGCAGACAGCAGGGCAGACAGCAGGGCAGACGCCTTGCAAGCCTTATAAATCAATGACTTACAATAACGTCAAATAATTGACACTTAGCCTTAAGCCCCTGCAGCCCGCGTATTCTGTGGCTTCCAGCGATAGGGGGGGGTTAAAATAAAAAATAAAGCGCAGGCGGGGAGGACTTGACAAGACGACTGGCGGGGGCATTATCTCCAACGTTTGCATTTTTCCTATACTATTTGCATTTTCCATACATACCGTCAAATAAATGACACAACGTCAAATAAATGACGCATAGGGGGGGGCGTTCATTTTCAAAGAGGGTGCAAAAGATTCACAGACAAAAAAGCCGTTTCCATATATATTATAAATAATTTTTAACAAGCTAAGGATTCATGCGACCATGCAATCATTTCCATATTCACCAAGAGAATTAAAAGTTACAGAGGCGCGTCTAAGCGCAATTTACGAAGCGTCTGCGCTAGGGCTAAAAGGGGACAAGCTCGCCCTTGCTGCGGGGCTACTTCCAAGCGAGTATCGGCAGTTGTGCCAACTTGACCCAAACGTTGAGTTGATGACGATGAAGGGCGCTGCTGACGCAGAGGCGCAAATGGCACAGGTGCTAAAAGACGCGGCGCTAGGGGGTGATACAAAGGCGGCGTTAGCTATCCTTCAAAACGTGCATGGATGGGCAAGCGCTAAGGAGCAGAACAGAGTGGCGTTCGGTATCACTAACGCGGACGGCACAGCGGCAAGCCTTGTTATCGGGTGGGAGTCATGAAGGTTGTCATCCCCTACAAACCAAGAGATGTATTTCGACCACTACACGCAAGAAAAGAGAGGTGGGCGGTTGTGGTTGCTCACAGAAGGGCGGGCAAGTCGGTAGCGTGTATTAACGAATTGATAAAGTGTGCTTGTACAGACTCTAGCGGAGATGGTAGGTATGCCTACATCTGCCCATACTACTCACAGGCAAAACAAGTAATCTGGGATTACTGTAAAACGTTTACAAAACCCATCCCCAACATAAAGGTGAACGAAAGTGAATTACGACTCGATTTTCCAAACGGGGCGCGTATTCAGTTATTTGGTGCTGACAATCCTGACAGGCTGCGCGGTCTTTACTTTGACGGGATTATTGCTGACG